GGAGATAAACCAAAAAATCCCAACCCAAGTTACGCTAACCCAGATCCAAACGGATACATTGAGGGCATGGCAATGGCAAGTGTTGAGAGTGCCAACTCAGGTGATATGTCTGTTGCACAATTACTAGCAGGTGAAGGAGGCAAAGAGGAAGAAGTAAGTGAAAAAGAAAGCGAAGAGGCCTAAAATTTTTTAACTTAGAATTATAAAATATTAAGGGTAAATAAGATGGCTGGATTTGCTTTAGCCGGAAGGTTAGCGCCACTAATTGCAAAGGCAGGGGCTAAATTAGGCGGAAAACTCGGAGCAGGTGCAGGGGCTCAAACAGCTCGTAACGCTGCTGCAGGGGCTACAAGATTTCTACGCAAAGAGGGTGTAGCAGATGCACTGAATCAAGCAGCTCCGCAAGCAGCTGTAGAAGCAGTCGGTGGGCTATTGCAAGGCGGTATAGGCGGCGGCATAGCAGCGGGAGGAGGAAATCTTTTAACGTCTGCAGTTTTAGGAGGAATTGCTGGGCCAGTAGCAGGCCGAACGGGAGTAAGAGCACTCGCTGCTAATCCTTTAACACAGCAATTAGCCGGTGCCGTAGTAGGTCAAGCAGCGGTAGGACTTGTTGGAAACAAAAGTCAATCGATTCCTGCTCAAACAATTACCCCTGAGCAACAAATTCAGGCGCTGCAATTACAAGCACAGCTGCAAGGTAATCAACTCAGTGCTAACTCCCAGGACCTACTTTCTGTTTTAAATGCAGCTAACGCTGCTAGTGGTACTGCAGCTGGTCTATTTAGCCCAGCCAACTATCAAGTTACAACTTTTGATGCATAATTAGTTGTTGTAAAATAAAAACATATTTAGGAGTTTATTATGGCTGCAGGACAGATGTTCGGAAATTTATTGGGGCAGTTGACAAAACAGGGTTCTCGTTTAGGCAAAGCCGCCATGCCAATGGTGCAAAGGGCAGCGGTACCTGCTGCAGTCCTAGGTGTAGGTGGCGGACTTCTCGCACTTGGCAAAGCTGGTGTGGACGTAGTTCAAGGTGATAGACGTGCAACGGGTAGTTCGCCCATTTCTGGAGAGAGTCCTGGAGCTAGCATGGATGAACTCATTGATGTGATTGCTAAGCAAGCTAACTTGTCACGTGAGCAAGCAGAAAAACTTCTTCCTACAATCCAGGCTCTTGAAAATTCACGCCTGCAAAATAGTATGGAAGCAACCCGACAAGTCGGACAGATTCAGGGTGACCTTGCTCGTCAGAAGTATGGCTTCCAGTTAGCGGGCGGTGCTCAACAGGTTGGTCTCGGCACCCTGCAATCTTTAATGTCCAATCCGAATCCCTATGCACAAACCGGTTTAAGCGGCGTAACCAGCCTTAGCCTTTGAGGTGATTTAAATGGCTAACGGATTTAGAACAGATTTTAACTTCGGAACACAGTTGCCAGACATCGACCTTGCTGGCAGGTATTTTCCTGCAATGCAAGACATGCCTGACACCGGAGGCATGACAGGATCTGGCGTGCCTAACGACGTATTTGCACCTGGATCTAATGCGAAAAAAGTTAATGACTTGATGGCGCAAGGCTATAGTTTCGATGAAGCAATGAAATTGGTCAATCTTGACACCGTTAAGCCCGGTCAAGATGATCGACTTTTTGACTTTGTTGAAAGGGCAACTAGTCCAGAAAGGCTAAGAGAGACGTTAGCACTTAAAAATCAGTTTGAGGCCGAACGCCTAGCGCAAGCTGCGCCATATAACTTGCTTTATCAAATTCCCAGGACACTTACACAGGCCGCTATACTGCCCGCTACAGTTGCCTTAGGTTCTGCTAAAACCGCAAGTGATGCACTTGCGCGTATGGGGGGAGTTAACCTCGGGGGCGGTGCGATCAATCCTAAATCAGGCGGTTATTTTACATAGGGGACTAAAGAAATGAGCTTCATTGATTTTGGTACAGCGGTAGACTTAGGGGGCAGAACCGATTTTGGTTTTGGAGGAGGCAGTGGCTTTAGCCCTACTTTCGGTGCTTTTGGTTCTCAGCCTACCCCTACAAATCAAGGAGGGGGACTCTTCGGTAACTTATTTGGCGGTTTTGGCGGTGGTTTTCAAGGCGGTCTTACAGCTGCGTTGGGGGGTGCAAACGCAAAGATTGCCGCTGATGCTGCAAGAAATACAGCAGATGCTGCCTTTGCAGCTGCTCAAGGACAATTAAACTTCCTTAACCAAGCCAAAAGGGAAGATCGTGCTGCTGCGCTAGGACAGAATCTTTTTAATACAGCGTTTACGTTTGGCCCTGGCGCTAACTTGAACTTTGCCCGTGAGAATAGAGCTAGAGAATTAGAATTCGCTAGAAATTTCAGAGGTGATCTGTTAGCAGCTGAGTTTGCAAATAGTCCTGAAGCAAGACGAGCCGCACAATTCCAAAATGAACTTGCAATTAAAAATCAACTTGCCGGTAGAATAGGACAAACCGCAGCACTGTTTGGTAGCTCTGCACCTGTAAACATTTCTAACTTAGTTGTTTAAGGAGATTAAAAATGGTTTTAGGCACAATACTTGGAGCTGTTGCTGGACCACTGATCGGAGGTGCTGCCAGTAGTCTTTTCGGCGGCGGTGGCGGCGGTGGCGGCGGTGGCGGCGGCGGAGGCGGCGGAAGCAGCAGTAGCAGTGCAGCACAACGCACCTTTGATGTGTTTGAGCCCGGAGAGGATGAAAATTTACAAGACTTCCTTGATCTTTCATTTGGAGTAGGTCAAGATGTAATTGATAGTGGTAATAGAGTTTTTAGCAGTCCTCAGCGTAGAGCAAGTGCTGGTGCAGCTTATGAAGGATTTAAAAATAATCAGATTGCTGGTCTTTTGTCAGGAAGGCAAGGTCCTATTACAACTGGTTTAAATCTCCAAAACTTTATTACAGAAAACGATCTTTTTGATACAGACCCTAAGTATGGACAGAATTTAAATGAGATCTATAGGCAATACGATAAAGTAGTTGTTCCTAAACAGAATACAGAGCAAGTCAGGAGGGCTTTCCAAAACGTTTTAGGGAGAGAGGCTACAGGCAATGAACTGCTTAAATACACAGGAAGATTAGAAGGAGGCATCCCTGGTTACGATTACAGTCAGCTTATAGGTGATATTTCAGCAAGTCAGGAATATAAAGACAAGTTTGGTACAGGTGGTTTGTTTGATGCGTATGCAGATGCATACTATGGCAAGAGAATTAAAGAAACAGTTCCGGTGACGGAGGTCGGGCAAAAAGGATTTCAAAGGCCAAGTTTAGATGCGATCCGCACACGCTATGGCTTAGGCTCTGATTTTGGAGGCTATGACGTATTTAAAGCGCGTGAAGCGGGATATTCTGATGCTGAGATTGTTAAATACTTAAAGCAGAACCCTAATTATTTAGCAGGCAAGAATGTAGTTGGTGGAGAAGATGACTTCATCAGAAGGTTACAGGATGGAACATATACAGATTATAACGAACAAGGACGCGGGCAAGTTCCCATTGACCGAGGAACAGAATATCAAAGGCCAAGTTTAGATGCGATCCGCAAACGCTATGGCTTAGGCTCTGATTTTGGAGGCTATGACGTATTTAAAGCGCGTCAAGCGGGATATTCTGATGATGAGATTGTTAAATACTTAAAGCAGAACCCTAATTATTTAGCAGGCAAGAATGTAGTTGGTGGAGAAGATGACTTCATCAGAAGGTTACAGGATGGAACATATAGAGATGTAGACGAACAAGGACGCGGGCAAGTTCCCATTGACCGAGGAGAAACTTCAGATTTTGTTTATCAAGATGCAATAGGACCAACAAAAGAAGTCATTACAGACCAACGAGAAGTTAAATTTGCTCCTGATAATTTCTCTAAGGAAGCACGGAGACGAGCTGGTTTAAAACCTATTGATGATTACACGTTCACAGGTACAATTGCTGAAATCGAGGATTTTCAACAGCAGCGACGTGACGAGCGTCAATACCTTTACAATTCTGGCTTGACCTCACTTCAAGGTGATATTGATAAGAGCCTCCAAAGGATTAAGGATGGAGGAAGAGAACGGCTTGCTGTTATCCAGGGACAGTACGGAATGGTCCAAGGATTAGCTGCAGGTTTGTTTAGTTAAAAAATAAACTTCTTGTATAATTAGTTTGTAGTTTCTAGAAACACTATCATGCCCAACAGACCTCTGTCTTACGAAGAAAAGATTGCAGCGATTAATGCTGATACATCATTAGGTCAGCAGCAAAAAAGGGACCTTGCTTTTAACATTGCCTCAGACGAGTATGGTCCTGGCTTCGACCGTGATCAGTTTAACTTCCTCTTAAATCGCCTTACCGGCTCCAAGATCCGTCAGAACCGTGATGCTCAGGCTCAAGAACGTCAGAACATCTACTCCCGGGGTCTGTCCAGCATGTTTGCCAACTTCTGATCTTTTAAGGAGAATATATCATGTCATCTTCATCTAATAAAGTTGTTGATATGTTCTCCGATGAAGAGAGAAACGTTAGCGATTCGTCCGCTGGACCGCCAAGGTCTGGGTTAGATTTATCAGACGACGACATTGAGCGGTACAGAAAAGCTTACGATTTAGCGTATGAATTCGGAGAACGCAAACTTAGAGAACAAGGTTCTCAAGAAAGACAAACGATCGAAAAAGGTGCCTCAGAGCAGCGTAAAACCGAGCGAACACAAGAAGCTCGAGACAATGCGCAAGCACGACGAGCTTATAAGTTCTGAGGTCTTTTCTCACTTTGTAGAGAACTTGGATTCTTCTACAAGAGAGACTTTCATGTCTTTTGCTTGCGACAAATATTCTGTTGTTGAAATTTACATCTACGCACGGTTCCTTGGCTATCAAGGGACCGTTGCGGATTGTGATGTTTGGGTAACTTCACTTTTCGAAAAACCTGATCACATCCATACATTGTTATTTCAAATCAATGAAATGACAGAGGATGTGCGTAAATTGCGCGAAGATGTAGAAAACGGATTGATTAAAAGGGATGTGGGTGTTGCCAGGAATGCTCAAATGCAGCGTGAGATTCGTGGCAACATTGCTCAGGTGGAAGAATTTACCACAATGAAAGATAGAAAAGGTTTATTGCTCGCTGGTGCAGATAGGGCTATACGTGAATTACTTGCAATCTTTAAAGATGATCCTATTTCTATACCATTAGAAGAAGCATCAATGGCCGTATGGGCAAGGATGCAACTTGAGGAATAGTTGATATAGTATAGGTATATAGATAAGATTTAAACATGGGCCAGTCAAACCAGCGTCTTCGTGCGAATACTTACGAGAACTTACGAAACATGATGCTAGAGCGTCAAGACGCTGAGTCTGCTAGTAATTTTGGCATGGGCAACACTCCCGGCATGAGCGGTGAAAATCCCATGAATTCCATGATTGGAGAGGGAGAAAATACTGAAGGTATGGGAGGTACAGAGATGAATCCTGTTGACTATAGTAATAATGTAAATGCAATTTTAGGGGATATGTCAGAAGATACCGGAGGAATGATGCCAGGGATGGAAATGGAAGAAGAAGGGACCGAAGGACTTGACATGGGACCCGGACGCGCAACTCGTGATACAAGACGCAATATGCGTTAATAGCTAAATTTTTTATTTTATAATTACAAGAGAGAGAATTTTAAAAAAATGAGTTCAAGTTTTTTTGAAAAGCTGAGGGAAGACATTAAAGCGGGTAGAGGTAGTCAGGCACAGAAAGAACTTGGCTTTGCTGTTAAAGACGGAAGAATTGACAGGAATGCTGCAACTAAATTTTTCGGGGAGATTAAACCACTTCTTGCGGCAAACTCAAAAGAAACACCTTTAACCGATGCAGAACTAGCGCAAGTCAAGGCTGATATAGCTGCACGTAGACAAGTTCTTATCGATAAAATACCTAAAGCGATTCGACAGGGTGCCGTAACTGAGGAAGAAGTAAGGCAATATAGTACGGATATCAGGAGAGCCCAAGGTAGAGAGGACCCCGATCCTTACGGCGGCAAAACCCCACAATCGATCTTTGATAATCCAGAATACATACGAAGAAAAAAAGAGGCAGAATTAAATAGAATTAAACCGAAGAGAGGTGTTCAAAGTGCCAAAAAGACTATTGAGGCGCTTAATAGATCTAAAATTACATCGGAACCTTCCAAAGCAATAAACAAGCCAGAAACAAGGGGGGAATTTTTCACAGAAAGAAACAGGCCAGAAACAAAGCCGGAACCTTTCAAAGTAATAAACAAGCCAGAAACAAGGGGGGAATTTTTCACAGAAAGAAACAGGCCAGAAACAAAGCCGGAACCTTTCAAAGTAATAAACAAGCCAGAAACAAAGCCGGAACCTTTCACAGATAATTCCTTTACAGATAATGTCACCAAGCCTAACACTGGTGGTGCCGCTCGTTCCCTGGGCCCTAACGCAACCGAATACGAAAAAAAGATTGCAGCGCTTAATGCTGATAAATCTCTTAATAAACAGCAAAAAAAAGATATTGCTTTTAATCTTGCCTCAGACGAGTATGGTCCTGGCTTCGACCGTGATCAGTTTAACTTCCTCTTAAAGCGCCTTACCGGTTCCAAGATCCGTCAGAACCGTGATGCTCAGGCTCAAGAACGTCAGAACATCTACTCCCGGGGTCTGTCCAGTATGTTTGCCAACTTCTGATCGTGATTCAAGATCGTTAAAATTTCCCTATTCTTTGTTACTGTAGAAGAATAGGGAAATTTTTATGCCTTCTTACAGTTATCAAGCTTATCGTAGAAATGCACGTGCAGCTGCAGCAAGGCAACAAATTAAACCGCATAAGAATCAAGAGCAAATTGAAAAAGCACGTGAAGATTTTGGTTACTTTTGTGAGTATGTAGCAGATAAACCTCCGGCGACACATCACAAAATATGGAATAATCATTTCATTACTGACTTAGATACTAAATGCCTTTTAAAAATTGGTGGACCAAACATTGATCTGTTGGCCCCTAGAGGTTCCGCTAAATCTACTGTCTTAGGTTTATTAACTGCATGGGCAATTGGCGTCCATACGACAGCAGGTATGCCCTTGCAGATTCTTTATCTGTCTTATACCGTAGATATCGCTCGGTCTAAATCAGCAACAATTAAAAGAATTATTGAAAGTAAAAAATACCAAGAAGTTTTTCCAAAGGTAAAGCTTCTTAAAAACGTAACTTCTAATGAGTACTGGTCAATTGATCATAGATTCGCAGGTATTGATACGACAGGCGAAGAACAATTCACGTTATGTGCAGCTGGTCTGAAAGGTTCAGTTACATCAAAACGATCTCATTTGGTCATGATTGATGACCCAATTAAATCAGCATCTGATATTGGTAATCCAGATGTTAGGAAACAAATGGAGGATAACTGGAATGCAGTTATTGCACCTACGATGTTTGAAGGAGGAAGAGCAATCTGCCTTGGGACACGCTTCAGGCATGATGATATTCATGCGACTACATTTAATGAAAACAATAATTGGAACCAGGTTGTTTTATCTGCAATTAACACTGACGAAGAGACGGGGGATCAAGTCAGCTATTGGCCTGAGTTTTGGTCGATCGATTATCTATTAGAAAAGAAAAGACAAGCACCTATTGCATTTAGTTTTCAGTATATGAATCAAGTGGTAAGGCAGCATGAGTTGTCACTTGCCCCTGAGTTAGTAGTGAAAGCTGAGATTGCTACTGAATTCGATTCCATTGCTGTAGGTATTGATTTATCTTCGGGGGTCAAAGAAAAAAATGATTATACAGTGATGGTACTGGGCGGCAGAATCGAAGATCGAATTCATATTATCGATTACCGAAGGATACGGGTTATGGGTAACTTGGAAAAGTTAGATGCGCTTAAAGAGATGCTAGCTGATTGGAATATTCTTGGACAAGATGAGAATGGATTGTATTATCCAACGATGTCAACATGTGATATTTATAGCGAAGCAGTTGCATATCAAGCAAGTCTTGAAGCAGATTTTAAACGTGTTTGCCTAAATCAAGAAAGTCTTTGGAACTTAGTGTGGCATCCAATCAAGGGGTTTCGCTCTGACAAGCTGGCTAGATTTAGGGGAACTATGGGTCTTTTCGAAGAAAGGAAAGTTATTTTTAATCGCTATCGAAACTTTACGGCAATGTTTGAAGAGCTTACTAATTTTGGAGTATCTAGCCATGATGATTGTGTAGATGCTTTGGTATGGTTGCTAAATGGACTATCAAGAAGAGGTAATTTACAAGTTGATTTTTAACATTATATTTTGATTCTCAGTCTTATAATAGATGTAAAGCACACCTCCTATGGAGCAGTTAATAGCAATTGCTATAGCAGCAATTACAGGGGGTGGTTGGACGCTCTCTAAGGTTTCAACACGCATGCGCGAAATAGAAAATAAAGTAGATAGAATGCCGATTGAATATGTGCTTAAGGCCGATTATGTAAGAGAGATGCAAAGAATGAACGATACATTTTCGGAAATCAATATTAAGCTTGATAAGCTTGTTGAGAGAAGTATTGACAACAGATGATTGAAGTCACTGAGATCTATGAAACCCCAGACGGAACTCGTTATGTAGTTTTATCAGAAGACCTTCTTGAGACTCTAGGCTGGAGTGAAGGAGATGTTCTGGATTGCAGGCTAAAAGGAAATGGAATTGTTTTTAACAAAGTTAATGAGCCCGAAAAGTTTATACCAATAGAATAGTTAAAAAGCTTTTACGACCATGATGATGAGCGGTGGCGATGCCAACATGCCCGGAGCACCTGGAAACACGGGAGCCCTGATGAACATGGGGATGATCCCTGGGCCAAGTGGTGGAATGGGTTACCTCAACCCTCCTATGGCAATGAACGGTCAAGCAATGTATGGCCCTCTGACCCCTATGGATTTCAAGCGTATGTATGCAGCAGGCGCTCAAATGATGGGTGGAGGGATGATGGGTCCTATGGGTCCTATGGGTCCTACGGGTCCTATGGGTCCTATGGGTCGGACGGGTCCGATGGGTCCGATGGGAGCCGAAGAGGAGGCTTGATAGCCCTCATTCGTTAAAAAAATTTAGAGGGCTATTAAATGTATTACAGCAGCATGGGGCCAGGCGCACCTGGTAATTTTGAGGGCATGCAAAGGGCAACCCTTGGGGCGGACATGGTTGGCCTTAACTTTAATACGGGAGGTCAGGATATAGGAGGAAACCCTCAAGTCGCCTTCAATACCATTGGATCAATCGAGGATGTTTTGCGGGGCCGGAAAAACTTTGGCGTCGTCGCCGGAGATCCTTACGGCAGACCGCAGCCTCAACGGAACACCATGGTTCCAAGCATGAATATGCTAACGGACCCTTTAAAGAGGGCCTTTGAGACGGGCCTTGAAAATTTGGGTTCCCTTTATGGCCGCACAGATGCGGAATATTTTGGCGGTAGATTACCAGGTGGTGCTCAACAGCCTACCTTTGTTGATACTCTTCCCCAAGCACCCTCAGGTCCTGGTTTCTACAACATGCCGGGCTACCAAGATCAAATCCCAATGGGAGATGGTTTCATCGGCCCACGATCTAATGATCAACTGCGTAGAGAAGCATTAGAACAAATTCGACTAGAAGATGAGGAGAATAAGAGATATAGCAGCGATCCGACATTGGCACAAGGCTTGCCTTATCAAAACGGCGTACCGTTACAAGGACCATCGCAAGGACCTGCAACGATGATTAAAAATTATGGTGGTGGAATGGGTTACGGTCCTGTTGGACCAGCAGGAGGGGGTTTACCTCCTGACCCGTATCCTGCACGTGCTTCAGGTTTTAATAATAAATTTGTTAGCTGAATGCCACAAGACGATTCCAAATATACAAAGCCGGGATTGCGCGAATCTATTAAAAAGCGAGTGATGGCTGGCAGTAAAGGCGGTAAGCCTGGCCAGTGGTCTGCGCGTAAAGCTCAGCTCACTGCATCTGAATATAAAAAAGCAGGCGGAGGTTATAAAGGAAGTAAAGGGAGCAAACAGAAATCATTAACAAAATGGGGTAAGGAGGACTGGCAAACTAAAGACGAATACGATAAGGGTAAAGCAAAGAAGGCTGCTGTTGCAGCTAAGAAAGCCAAGGAGAAAAAGTAATGGACAATGATTTTACTGTAAAACTGGCAGGTAAATTTGGCGAATTTGTAGGCGGACCTATACAGGCTTTTACAAGAGCCGGTGTTAATCCTATGGCTGCGGTGACACAGAATGACAAAGAATTAAAAAAAGCTTTTGAGTTTTACCGGAATAAACCAGAAGAGCTTAATGAATTAGATCTAAAATCGAATTTGTTTATGCGTTATCTATCTGGAGTTGGTGCACAGGGATTGCAAATACCAGAAGGAATTGGAACCCAATTAATTACAGATATTCAAGAGCAAGAGACAAAATTTAGGGATCCAACATATAGACAAGAAGTTTTAAATTCTCCTAATACGCCTGACTATATAAAAAAAGGTCTTTTGGAAGGCCGTATTCCTGTTTATTATGGAGGAGTGTCTGATTCTCCGGCTCCGTTAAAAGCTCAATTACCGACAGATGTTGGTCAACGCGGACAGCTTTCTAAGTCCTTAGGTTCGTTCTGGGCACAACCACAAACCGGTGGCGGATACACTATCAACGAAGATTATAATTTTGGTTACGCTCCTATGGAAAAAGGAGGTACAGAAGTAGGGCAAATGTATTCCACAGGATTAAGTATGAATCCTGCAGACATTGGAAGAAGATTAGTGCAAAAAGGATATGGTGCTCCATACTCTTATCAACTCCAAGTGGGTCCAGAAGGCCGCCTGGAGGTTAGGTAATGGCAGATAATGATTTTCCCTTTTTCGTAGGAGCACGACATCAAGGTCCTTATGCAAGATAAAGCAATCCAATCTGACGGTACAACCAAAAGGTACTTACCGAAGAAGGCGTGGGCATCCATGTCTGAGGAAGAACGTGCTGAAACAGACGCTAAGAAACGAGCTGGTTCTAGAAAAGGTAAGCAGTTTGTACCAAACACAGAGACTGCAAAGAAAGCGAGTAAAGCCGCACGTGCTGCTAAAAAATACAAGGACAAATAGTGATAAAATAAAAGGATCTAGATGACCCAGTAATGGCGGTAGATTCCAAAGCGCGTTTAAAAGACATTGTTAATTCGTATTTAGAAAAGGATGG